CAAGATGAAATCAAAAACGATTTCATGGCGTTTGTAAAAGAGATGTGGCCAGAGTTTATTGAAGGCAGACACCACACAGAGATTTCTAAAAAGTTTAATGACATAGCTAAAGGTAAAATTAAAAGACTAATTATTAATATGCCACCAAGACACACGAAGTCAGAGTTTGCATCCTTTCTTCTTCCATCTTGGATGGTGGGACGTAAACCAGATTTAAAAATAATTCAAACCAGTAATACAACAGAACTCGCGCTTCGTTTTGGACGTAAAGCTAAAACTTTAATTGATTCGCCTGAATATCAAAAAATATTTCAAACAAGACTCAGAGAAGATTCACAAGCTGCTGGTAAATGGGAAACCGAACAAGGCGGTGAATATTATGCAGCCGGTGTTGGATCGGCGATAACGGGTCGTGGTGCGGATTTATTAATTATTGATGACCCACACTCAGAGCAAGACGCGATGAATCCGGAAGCGCTGGAACGTGCTTATGATTGGTATACATCAGGTCCACGTCAACGTTTACAACCAGGTGGAGCGATAATCGTGGTTATGACTCGTTGGAGTTTAAAAGATTTAACAGGGGCGTTGTTAAACTCTCAAAAAAATTTAAAAGCGGATCAATGGCACGTGGTTGAGTTTCCAGCTATTATGCCATCCGGTAAACCTATCTGGCCTGAGTATTGGAAGAAAGATGAACTCGAAGGCGTCAAAGCCAGTTTAAGTATTGGTAAATGGAATGCACAATGGATGCAAAATCCAACATCAGAGGAAGGATCTATTATCAAAAGAGATTGGTGGCAGCTGTGGGAAAAGCCATCCATACCACCTTTGCAACATATTATACAAAGTTATGACACGGCATTTAGTAAAAAAGAAACAGCTGACTATAGTGCAATAACCACATGGGGAGTTTTTTATCCTGATGAGGATAGTCCTGCTAATTTAATATTACTAGATGCATATAAAGAAAGATTAGAGTTTCCAGAGCTTCGTAAAGAAGCATTGGAACAGTACAAGTATTGGAATCCTGATACAGTCATTATTGAAGCAAAAGCCAGTGGCCAACCATTAACTTATGAGTTGAGAAAAATTGGTATTCCTGTTATAAATTTCACACCTAGTAAAGGACAAGATAAATACTCTAGGGTAAACGCTGTCGCTCCGATGTTTGAGTCGGGGATGATTTGGGCGCCTGACGAAGAATTCGCAGATGAGGTTATAGAAGAATGTGCATCATTTCCTTATGGAGATCATGATGATTTGGTGGACAGTACAACACAAGCGTTAATGCGTTTTAGACAGGGAGGATTTGTAAACTTGCCTGACGATTACAAAGAAGATCCATTACCGCGAATTGATAAGGAATATTACTGATGACATCAGATGAATACGCACAAATACTGGACGACTTTGAATTAGATAAAAAAATAGGTCTTATCCCAGAAGATTTTGATCTTACAAGTTACATAGAACAAAGACGTAGAGAGTTTGAGTCGAAAGCGGACGGCGGATCGGTAGGTATAGAAGTTTTGTTTAGCCCAAAAGTGCCAGCAGCTCCCTCACAACTTGTATCTGAGTCGGACATACTTTTAGGTTATAGAGGTGATGCTGCGTATAGAAGTAAAAGTGAACAAGCTAAAACTATTGGACAAGGGGATGTTGGAACTAAATCTGATTTTGGAGATGGTCCTGCTCAAGGTGGTGGAGGAGGAGATGGACCACCAAGTATAATTAATCCACCAACAAAAGATAAAAGCACAGAACTTTTAACATTCGATGAATACACAGGCAAACCAATGACCTTTGCAGATGTAGCAACTGCGAATAAATTTTTAAATTTTGTAAAAACTAAAGGTGGTTATGAAACTGGTGCCAGTGAAGAAGGAGATGCATTGTATGAAGCATTCCAAAAAGCTACAGGCAGAGATACTTTTATGCAAGATGCAACTGTTGATTCTGTTACTAATATGAAAACGACAGAGACTGATGGAAACCTAAAACAATTTATGGATAGAACTTCTACAATAACAGATAACCCTACTGGTAAAATGATGAAATCTTTAGTGGTAGAGACACCTACAAGTTTTACACAAAGAACTATTAGACCAACTGGAATTATGGAAAATGATGTTCCTCAAAAATTTGGTGATCCACAAAGTTTACTTGTTGATCCTCCTAAAAATATTATCGGGAGTGAATTAAAAGACGGTGGCCGAGTCGGATTGTTTATGGGCGGTCCGGCATTAGAGGGCCAAGCATTAGCAATCTATAATTCAATGAAAGACTATGGCGCTACTGATCAGGCGATCGCGGATCGTTTAGCGGCATTGGGTTTATCTAATACACCAGGAGGTTCAACAGACACACCAGGCATAACTCCGGGTCAACCATTAGGTTATCAAGGGGGTAATGATCAAGATACAACTTTTGTAGATAGACAAGACTATAGTTTTAACCCTGCAAATTATGGACCAGGAGAAAAATTAGAAATAAATCCCGCAGCGATTGGAATGAGTTTTTATGAACAACCAACTGTAAGTGAAAAAATTACCAAAAAATTAGGAGAATTTACTCCAGAAGAATTAAAAGGTGTAAAAATGTCAGAGATAGGAAATTTAAAATTATCAGATGAATTTTCTGTTCCTAAACAAAAAAACTTTTTTGAAAAAACAATTGATGCGTTTACATCAATGCCAGCTAAAGTAACATCTCAATTTAAAACACCCACTGGTATTCAACCAAGAGGACCAGCTGAATTAGGTTTTATGACAAAAGAGATTGAAGGATTACCAGCTGGCTTAACAAGAGATCAAATAAGAGCGATGTATGATAACTACGGTCAGTTTTTTGGAAGACAATCTAATTTTGCAAGTGCAAGAGTACCTGGTAAAGTAGGAGAGTTGGCTAATATGGCAATTGGAGCTGTAGCAGGAGTTCCAATATTAGGACCACTTCTTTCAAATATGAAACAAGGAGACAGAGGTCTACAAAGTAAATACACCGTAGACAATGTAGGGTTTGGAAATACAGGTGCAAGAGATGAATTTGGTTTAGCAACTTTTGATAAAAAAGATGGCTTCCTAGGATTAACAGGAAATACTACAAGAAATTATGTAGATAGAATGAATGAAAGATTAGGAGAGCTTGACAAATTTTTTAGTGAAAGAATAGAAGGCTTTGATATTAATAATTTAGATGATGCAACTCTTTCTGAAATGTCAAAAATAAATAATTTCTATACAAAACAAATACAAGCTTATAAACAAAGAACAGCAGTAGAGGATATAAATAAAAGAACACAAGACGCAATTCAAGCTCAAAAAATTCAAGATGAATTAGCAAAAGCCGCTGCAGCAAAAGACAGAGCCGCAGCTTTAGCAGCGATTAAGAAACAAGGAGAAATGGATTACAATCCTAATATACACGGACCAGTTGATTATGGAAAAGGTAGTGATGGTAAACAGTCTTTTGATTCTGGAATGGGATTTGGTATTAATGCAACAACCGGCGGTCCAGTAAGTAATAAAACTGGTAAAGGAAGAACGGATTATTCAGACGGCGGCCTCGCTACGATGTTCACTAGGAGGCGATAGTGGCCACTGTAACAAATCAATACGGAACATTTAAAACTGATAAATTAGTGGGAGGTAAAAGACTTCCTGTTACTGCAGAAGAAGAATCCATAGCACAAAAACTTTATGGAAAAAGTTTTAAAGATTTACCTAACAGTCTAAGAACAAATATTAGAAGAGGAAAAGTTAGCGAATCTTTAGCTGCTTTTTCTTTTGAAGAGTATTTAGAGGATTATAAAAATATGGCAAATGATCCTGATTATGTTCCTAAATACATAAAACCAGGTAGAGGCACAGGTCTTCCGGCTCAACAAATTAGGGCTAGAGCAGAAGCTAAAAAAACTATTCCTGGTTTTGAAGAAAAGTTTAAAAAAAATGTTAATAAAAGAAAAAGATTAAAAAGAGAAGCTGATCCTATAAAAAGAGAAATGGATTTAGTAGCTAAAGCAGAAAGAAGAAGTAGACGAAGACTTAAAAAACAAGACGTTGCTTTAGCTCCAAGAGAAAAAAAAATAAATCTAGATCAACGAGCTTACGCAAGAACATTAAATAAACCAATTAAAGATAATCCTTTATTAGTTTTAAATGATAAAGATTTAATAGAAAGACTTTCTATTTCAGTATCTGAAGATGGAGATATAATAAAAAAATCTCCAGGTCTTACAAAAAATTTTTTAAAAAAAAGAGGATTGTTTGAAATTGAACATCAAAGAGATATTTTTAAAAAAGGAAGAGGTAAAGATTTACCATATAATAGAAATTTAATTGCAGGTCCTTATAATAGAGCGGGTGGTTTTAAAGAGATGGCTGAAAAGTTTATCGAAAAAAATCCAGATCCTTCTAATCCTAAAGTTCAAAACATTTTAAAAATAGCAGAAGATTTAAAAATAACAATTAGACCTGACGTGCCTGAAGGAACATTTGCAACTAAAGCTTTAGGTTACAAACAATTAGCAGACCCAATAGAAAAATTTAAAGATGTTGGAGAAAAATTTGTATCAGAAAATTTTTTAGCAAATTTTATTGCAAAAGTAAAATCAGTTCCTGGTGGCTGTCGAGCGGTTGTAACAAGAGCATTAGGTGGACCAATAGATAAATGTGAAGCAATAATTATGTCAGATCCTGAAAAAGCTGCTACTAAATTAACTCAAACAATTACCGCAACCAAAGGACCACTTAAAGATTTAAAAGAAGACTCACAAAAACTTATTCGTCTATATAGAGGCGAAGGATTTAATTTAAGAACAGGACCATCTATTAAAGAAATGGCTAAAACTTTTGGTGTGTCAGAAGCAGAGGCAAAGAAAAAACTTTTATCAGGTCAGTGGTTTACTTCAGATCCAGTGGCTGCTGCATCTTACACAAATAAATTAGGTAAAACAAAGTTTGTAGATGTAACTCCAAAAGAGTTTATGGATTTTAAACGATACGTAGACAGAGTTAACAAAACAAAAAGTTTAAGTGGTAAAGATAGATATCCTGTGGGAACACAAGATAAATTATCAATTGTTCCACGATATAAATTAGATGAGTTTGAAAAAGCGGGTAAGTTAAAAAGTCAAAGAAATATATTTAAAGACTTTACTACTAAATCTGGTTATATGGAAAGAGCAGAAGGAGTATTATCTTATGACTCTGTAAAAGGAGGATTTGTAGATCCTGCAGATCCAACTACGATTGTTAATCAAGATCAAATAAAAGCGTGGGCTAAAGCTAATCCAGAAAAAGTAACAGCGGGCACAGAAGCTGTAGAAGCTGCAACTAACAAAAGTGTAATTTCTAATGTAGCTAAATCATTGGCTCGTGTTGGAGCACCATTGCCTGTTGCTGCAATAGATTCATACTTTATTGGTAAACAAGTTGCAGATGGTAAAGGCACAGCAGAGATTGCAAGCAACCCATTAAACTGGTTAGGTCTTGCAACTATGGAGCCATTGGCAAAAGTAAGTGGGATTGCAGAACCAGGCAAGCTAAATGCGATCTTGAGATTAGGATTGAATCCTGCTACAATTAGGGGTATAAGCAGGTTTGCAGGTTTACCGGGACTTGCGATAAGTACAGCTATGACTGCATATGACCAGTATCAAAAATACAAAGATGGAGAGGGATTCATCTTCAATTTATTAAACCAAAAGGGAACCGAATAGATGGCTACAATAGACAAACCACTTCCAAATACAAATATTAGCGAAACAGTTGTTAAAGTTCCAAAGCAAGAAGAATTAATTCAAGAACGAGATGAGATTATTGAAAAGAAAGATCAACAGGGCAACATTGAAGTTACAATGGACGAAGAGGGCGGTGCAGAGATTGCATTTGACCCAAGAGCTGTAACTGAAGAAGGTGGTCAAGATCATTTTGAAAACTTAGCAGATTTTTTAGGTGAGGATGTCTTAGAACCTTTGGGTGCCAAAATGGTAGACCAATACAACGAGTACAAAGAATCTCGTGGTGATTGGGAAGACACATATAGAAATGGTTTAGAACTTTTAGGTTTTAAATATGAAAGACGAACAGAACCATTCAGAGGTGCATCAGGTGTTAATCACCCTGTACTTGCTGAAGCGGTAACTCAGTTTCAAGCACAAGCTTACAAAGAATTATTACCAGCTGACGGACCAGTCAGAACACAAATTATGGGTGACGCTACTGTTCCAAAAGAGGAACAAGCAAAGCGTGTAAAAGATTTTATGAATTATCAAATTATGGATCAGATGAAAGAGTATGAACCAGAGTTTGATCAAATGCTTTTTTACCTCCCTCTCAGCGGCTCTACCTTTAAAAAAGTTTATTATGATTCTCTCTTGGGTAGAGCCGTATCTAAATTTGTACCTGCGGATGATTTAATTGTTCCATACTCTGCAAATAGTTTAGAAGACGCAGAGTCAGTGATACACGTTGTAAAAATTTCTGAAAACGAATTAAAGAAACAACAGATTAATGGTTTTTACAGAGATATAGAATTGGGCACACCACCTGTTACTCAAAATCAATTAGAGGATAAAAAATTAGAGCTAGAAGGAATTTCTAAAGATGGCCAAGAAGATCAATATACTTTGTATGAAGTGCACACCT